GCATTGCAGAAGGCGACCTATGGGGCCGTGAGCGGCAGACCACTGGGCCGATCTCAGCGATGTTCACGCCAGAGTCGCCCTTCAGCTTCAAGATCACGCCGCACATCACTTACGGCGAGTTTGCGCTCGGGCAAGAGGCGCGGCGCTTTGACCACCAGCACCAGTGCGACACCGCGCTGAAGCTGGCGCAGTTTCTCGAGAAGGTGCGCGCGCAGTTCGGTGGTCGGCCGGTGGTAATCACCTCGGGCTATCGCAACGCTCAGGTCAATCGCCAAGTAGGCGGGGCAAGCCAGTCGGAGCACCTTTACAGCCGCCCCATGGAAGGGGCTGTGGACTTCGTGATTCAGGGCGTTGACATGATGGCTGTGCAAGCTTGGTGCGATCGCGAATGGCCGTTCTCGCTGGGCTATGCAGCACCGCAGTTCATTCATCTTGGGCGCCGCTCTGACGGTCAACGCCGTCGCTGGGACTACGCTTAAGCGCGCGCCATTGGCGGTTCAGGCGCAAGTGACTGATCTGCGCATTGGTGACGCCAAATAAATCTGCCAGCCATTTTCCAGGCGCGCCTTTCTCCAGCATGACCAAGATGGCAGTGGCCTCTCTTTCGCTCAGCTTCGCTGCTGTTGCCCTTTCGCCATGACGGCCATGAAGGGCTACGGCGTGGAGCGCATTTTCTTGCGCAGTACACCACTCCAGATTTGCAACTGTGTTGTTCAGCTTGTCGCCGTCTAAATGGTTGACTTGCGGCTTGCCGTCTGGGTTGGGAATAAAGGTCTGCGCTACCAGTCTGTGAATGGAGGGCCTATGGCGATCCCCCTTGCGCCACAGCTCAGTTCTGGCGTAGCCGTTGCGGCCGATCTTGGGCTTTACAAAGCCTTTGGGTCCTTTGACCCGACCCTGATCTGAAACTTCATACAGTCCCTCGTAGCCGACAACGGGCTTCCACACCTCTACGCTGGTGGTCATCGCCTGGTGATTGCAGGTGGTCACGCTTCAGGGGCGGCAACCCGCTGGAGCACCCCAATCCTACTGCGCGCGACCTGTGCCGTTGCCCGACTACGAGATCCACGACCTATGCAAGCGCCACGCGATGGTGGTGCCGTTCGACCCTGATCTGGTCAACCCCGCCAGCATCGATGTGCTGCTGGGCGATCGGATCATGATCGAGGTGGCCGAAACCCCGCAGCTGCAGATCCACGGCATCGCCGGCCACACTGCAGAGGATCCGTACCTGCTGCAGCCGGGTGAGTTCTGCCTCGCGGAAACGCGCGAGATCTTCAACCTGCCGGACTGCATCGCTGCGCAGTTCGTGCTCAAGTCCAGCCGCGCACGCGAGGGCATCGAGCACCTGCTGGCCGGATTTGCGGATCCGGGTTGGTATGGCAGCCGGCTGACGCTGGAGCTGAGCAACGCACGGCGGATGCACCCGGTTGCGATCTGGCCCGGCATGAAGATCGGCCAGATGGTATTTCACAAGATGGAAGGCATTCCGGCGCGCAGCTACGCGGTAACCGGGCGATACAACGGCGACGAGGCCGTCACCGCCAGCAAGGGCTAGCGCGCAGCATCGGATGCCGCAGCGGCGCCATGCGCTGGCGGTGGATGCGACCAGGTGCCTCAGCCGGATCATCCAGCGGGAGCAGGGTGTAGTCGTCGCAGCCGTGGCTCTCGGCAAAGTGCTGCGCACCGATGTGGGTGGGGAACGGTCCGACGTGCCACGGACCGATGCGGAGGATGTATTGCATGGAACTAGGGCAAGGGTTGGATCGGTAGTTCAGACGCCGGCACCCACCAGAGGCGGATGGTCCTGACACCGCCGGTGGACATGCAGTGCTGCTCCCACGCGACAAACGTTTCCGTGGTGTCATCCGGCCTCCACACATCGCCAGCCGCAATGGGGGATGAACTGGGGATGTAGACAGCTCTTTCGCAAGGTGGGAACAGGCCTTGAGCGCGGTAGTGATCGTGCGTGAACTTCATTGTGTTCAGGTTAGGGCTCACGCCCACTGCCTGATCAGAAGCTGAGCATCAGCGCGGAAGCTGGCAGCCACCTCCCGGACGATCTCGCGGGTGATCTTGGTGCCGGCGCGGCGCAGATCCAGCAGCTGGTTGCTGGCGCGGCCGAAGGCGGCATCACGCTCGGCGCGGATCTCGGCGGTGACTTCCTTGCGGGTCTTGCCGCTGTTGCGGGCGGCGCAGACCTGGCCAAAGTGAACCAGCTCGCCCAGATCGGACTGCATCAGCACAGTGGCCTTCAGGTCAGTGCGGCCGCAGCAATCGCAGGTGGTGACCGAATCGTCGAGGCAGAGAGCTGTGAAGGACATTGGAGTGGTGGCTGTCGATGTGTGAACTATACCCCGCCAACGGTGCACCCTGCGGGTCCGTCACAATCCGTCACAGTGCCTGTCACTGTTCCCGTCGCTACCGTGTGCCCAGCGGCGGCCAGCCCATGCGGGCGTTCTACCTCGAGATCACCGCCAAGCTCATCATCCGATCCGACACCGACCCCGACGACCTGCCAGCTGAGATCTACTCACGCATGGCCGAGTTCATCCCCTCCGATGACGACATCATCGACATCGAGGTGAACGCTGTCCCCCTGCCGCCGGACCTCTGTGGATCAGCACCACATTGATGAGACGCGCCTGGTCACCCGGCGATCGGCGCGCGACCAGATCCACCTCGCATGGAACTACCGCTGCGCCTACTGCAACGATCCGCTCGGCCGCAGCCCGACGCTCGATCACGTCATCCCCAAGGTTCACGGCGGCCTCACCGTGCGCCAGAACCTCGTCTCCTGCTGCCTCATGTGCAACAGCCAGAAGGGGCACAAGGAGTGGATCAGCTGGTATCGCGAGCAGCCCTTCTGGTCTGCACTCGGTGAGTGGGCGATCGCGCAGTGGCTGGCTGATGGCGTTAATCTGGCGGCCTAGACCTTTTTCGAGGATCTAGGCGGTAACGTTGCGCCCGGCAGCGGTAAGGCTGGCACCGCGTGAGGACCAGCTACCGGGCAACCTATTTCAGCCGTTGGTAGATGACCCAAGCGTGAGACGCCTCAAGGACGCGCAGAGGCTTGGGCTCTATCTGCCCGATGCCGAGGCAGAGCGGGAACGCAGTCAGGCTACGGCAGGATCCTGCTGCACACCCACAGCGCGATCAGGCAGGTCGCCCAATACTCCACCACCAAGATCAGCACGTCGTGGAGCATCACTGGGCGAGCAGGTGGTCTAGGTACAGCTCGGCCTGCCACAGGTCGCTGGAGTAGCGGCAGGTGCCACCCACGCAGCTGCGGTAGTAGACCTCACCTTTCACGGGCATGATCGTCTCGATGCTGCCGCCATCGCGCTCGGTGCGGCTGATCACCTCAGGACCGAACATAGAGATCACACCTGGCCGCGAAACGGCCGCCGCTTCTCTTCGATTCTGGCAACTCGTACCCGCAGCACTGCTGCCGCATCTCCCAATACTTGCAGTCCCAACACATTGGCGCCGCACTGGCCGGCCGCAGGTTGGTGACCGCTGCGCGGTAGATCGACTGCGCCCGCAGCAAGGCCTCCTGCAGCTGCACCGTGCCGGTGTCGGCCTCAATCTGCAGCTCAGGCTTGGGACCGAGCACGATGCGCGCGTGCCAGTTTCGATCGGATCGGCTGCACACCAGCAGCAGACGGCCGGCGTGCAGGCTGATCACTCCTCTTCTCCGTGACTCGGTAGGTGGTAAAGACGCTCGAGCGTCATGCTGGCCGGCTCGGGCTCACCGGCTGTGACGTGTGCCGCCACAGGATCGGCCGGGTTGGCCGCCACGAACACGGTTGGCCAGTGCAGCTCCTTCACCGCCACCAGACTGGTGCGGGGACTGCGCACCAGCACCCACAGCGCGGCGCGCTCGAGCAGGTTGAGGCCGGGCAGATGCATCATCCCTCCAGTTTGCCGAGCAGGCGGCGGAGATACCACTGCGCCTTGGCCAGCGACACCGCCCCCCCCTTGTGGCGCTCGCGCCAGGTGTACTTGATCACGTTGCCCTTGCAGTAGCCGCGGAACTCCTCCGGCGTCAGGGCAGCCTCGATCGCATCGATGCACTCGATGCCACCCTGCTTGTAGTGGTCCGGGTTGATCTGGTCAGTCATCAAGCCATCCCCATGCGATGCGTTTGCAAATGCGCCATGCGTGCTTCTCGTCCACATCGAACTCAGCCGCCAGCTGGCGGTAGCTCCACCCCTCGCGCTGAAGCTGGCGCAGCTTGCGCACCAGCTCCGGCGTCAGGATCGCGGCGATGTTCTCCTCGCCAGCCTTGAACGGCCGGCCGCGCGGGATCACCTCCACTTGTCACCCAGCAGCTGCTGACGGCACACCTCGATCGCCTGCTGCGCCTGCTTCTGGCTGAACACGGACTCCGTGGCATCCATGGCGCGCACCACGCGGGCGAGCATCTCGGGATAGTCCGTGTCGCGGAAGTTGGCGGCAATGTCGCGGCAGAACTCCTCCCACAGGCCGGTGTAGGTGCTGCAGGTACGGCCGCTGCGTTCGTACAGCGCGTCCATCATGTCGGCGCGCTGCTGATCGAGCTGTTGTGCGTTCATGGTTCGAGGTGTTGGCGGATGCGGAGCAGCTCAGCGCAGAGCTGCTGGCGGTTGCGGAGCCCAACGGTGCCGCACAGCTGGTCGATGCGAACGTCGATCAGCTGGCGGATGCGCTGGCGCTCCTCAGTCTGACCAGCGGTGAAGGCGCTGGTGTCGCTGAGCAGCTGCTCGATGCGGTGGCGGATGTCGCTCATGGATGGTCGATCGTGACGGTGGCGATGCCATCCAGCGGCACACCAAGGCGATGCGCAGCACCGGCGCTCAGGTCCAGGCTCGCGCAGTCACAGCGGTCAGTGACGCGCACCGTGAGCACGCGGCCGCGGTGGCTGACTCGCACCGGCGTGCCGCATGGCAACCATGGATGTGCGGCGCTGATGCCCCAGTGCTCGTAGGTGCCGCCGCAGGCTGTCTGCCGGCCGTGGTAGTAGCCGTCATAGACCGTGGCTGTCACCGAGCGCGCGTGGGCTGGCATGGCAGTTAGCAGCAGGGCCGCGGCCAGAAGGTGGCGCACCATCAGGCCACCTCCACGGTTGCACCCGGCCAGCGGGCTTCGGCGTAGCGGATCGCGTGGCGCTTCGTCTCGGCGCGCGTAATCCACGTCATGGGCTGGGCACCCTGCGGGTAGACGATCAGCCGAAACTCGCGGGTGCGCGCCTTCGGCCGCGGCCGGCTGATGCCGTCGCCGTGCTTGCTGGTGGTGGGTTCCTCTGCCCATTGCCAGGGCAGCATTGCACCGGTTGTCTCAGGCATTGGTTTTTTCGGTGTTGAGCCATTCGATCTGCGACCACCACTCGAGCCATGTGTCGGCGGCGATCAGTTTGGCCTCAGTAAGGCTGGAGGCCTCCACGCACTCGAGCACGTTGGCGGCCTTGATCTGGAAGTAGTAGCGGCGGTCAGTCATGCCGCACCACCTGCTGCGTGCCGGAGTGGGTGGGGCTGTGATGTGCGCCGGACTCAATGCCGATCATGGCGAACACAGCCGCGGCGATCAGCAGGCAGATGGCGTTGTTGATGCGGTTGATCATGATGCGAGCGCCACACGGACGCGGTGACGGGTGATGTTGAGGCGGTCGGCGATCTGACGCTGGCTAAGGCCGGTGCGGTGCAGGACGCGGACGCGGCGATCGTCGCTGGCGGTGAGCCAGTCGATCACTGCGACCACAAGCAGCAGCGGCAGGATCAGCTTCCAGATCAGCAGCAGAGTGGTTGCGATCATGGCTGGAGTTGATGGGTGTGCCGGACCAACCGGCGGTGTGGGCTTACTCAGGCCGTGTTGAGCTCGTGGTGACGCGTCGTGTGCCCGGTTCCGCGGCGGTTGAGTTTTGCGAGTGGACCGCTCCCCTCGTGATCGAATACTACACCGCCGGCGGTGCACGTCACGGGCGCGTGTAACAGTTCTTCACACGGCATTTGTGCCGACCGCCAGCTCAACAG